CGGGGCCTGTCACACCCCCTGCGCACCCCAAGGAGAAACGGTGGCCCATGCCACGAAAGCGTCAAGAACCCGCAATCGTTCACGTTCGGGGAATCCCGCTCGACGTGCCGCCGCCGGAGAGGGAGCAACTCCTCCGGCTCGGACTGCTGCACGAAGAATCATCTGGGCCAGCAACGCCCCCTGGGCCGCGACGGGCTACGGCGAGCAAACGCAGCAAGTCACCCGCCGCATCAAAGCCGCCGGCCACGAAATAGCCATCGCGTCCAACTACGGGCTTGAGGGCTCAACGATGGAGTGGGAAGGCCTGCCCGTCTATCCCCGCGGCCTCGACGTCTACTCCAACGACGTCATCCCTGCCTACGCAATGGACTTCGGCCGGCCTACCGGGCAGCAGGCCGTCGTCATCACCCTCTTTGACTGCTGGGTATTCAAGGGCGGCGGCTGGGACGTCCTTGACCGCGTCGCCTCCTGGGTGCCGATTGACCACTTTCCGGCACCGGCCCCGGTTATCCAATGGCTGGCCCGGCCCAACGTCACCCCCATTGCCATGTCGCAGTTCGGGTTTGACGCGATTCAGCGGCACGACATTGAAGCGCTCTACGTCCCGCACGCCATAGACACGCAGGTCTTCAAGCCGACCGAGTTGATGCAGGGCAGCGACGGACAGGTTCCGGCCCGGCAATGGATGGGCGTCCCCGAAGACGCTTACGTCATCGGCATGGTCAGCGCAAATAAGGGCGCCGTAGATCGCAAGTCGTTCGCCGAGGCATTTCTCGCTGCCGGCATGTTCATGCAAAAGCACGACGACGCCTGGCTCTACTTGCACACCGAGCCCAGCCCCGCGATGACCGGCCTTGACCTTCGCGCCCTCCTGGCCGCGACAGGCGTGCCTGGCGACCGAGTCGCCATCGTCGACTCGTACTCCTACCGCATGGGCATACCGAAAGAGGCCTTGGCCGCGATTTACACGGGCATGGACGTGCTACTTCAGCCGTCACGCGGCGAGGGATTCGGGATTCCCGCGATTGAGGCTCAAGCGTGCGGGACACCGGTCATCGTGTCGAACGCGACCGCGCAGCCCGAGCTGGTCGGCGACGGCTGGCTGGTTGACGTCCAGCCCGCCTGGGACTCACCCCAAGGCTGCTGGTTCTTCACCCCACTCGTGCCCAGCATCGTTGACAACCTTGAGGCCGCCTACGCCCGAGGGCGAGACCGCTCACAACAGGCCATTGACTTTGCCGGCAACTACGACGCCGACGTCGTCTTCGACAAATACTGGCGGCCAGCACTTGACGTGCTTTTGGCGTCATGAAGGTCGCCTGGGTCACTCACCACATCCCGAGGGTTGAGGACAGGCACGAAGCCCTGCTGCCCGGCAAATACGCGGGCGGGGCCGAGCGGAACACCGACTACATGGTCACCGCAGCACCAGCCGGCGTTGAGGTCACCTACATCGAACCTGAAGCCGCTGAGAGCGCCGCAGACGCGACATACGACCGGGTAGTAGTCGGAGGCACGGACAAACTGTCTGAAGCCTCTATGAATTTCCTAGCGGCTCTCAAGCCCATCGTTTGGGTGCAGCACGCCCAGCACCGCACCCCAGCCAAAGCAGACCTGTTCCGACAAGCCTCCCGATTCCTCACCATGAGCCGAGCCCACATGGGCTGGGAGGCCGAATGGACTGGCCGCGCCGACGCATTCATCCACTCGCCGGTTCCGCCAGACTGCGTCGCCCCCGCCGACAAAGAACCATTTGCCCTGTTCGCCGGCAGGAAGCACCCGGCCAAGGGCAAGATCAACGCCCGCATTTGGGCGCAACGCCACGGTGTGCAACTTGTCGAGCTAGAGAACGCACCGCATGAGGTCGTGCTTGAGCACATGGCCCGCGCCACCTACTTCGTCCATCTCCCCAAGGAGCGGGACGCCTGTCCGCTCGTCGTCATTGAGGCCACCCTCGCTGGCTGCGAGATCGTCACCAACTCCCTCGTCGGGCGGCTAGAGCCCGGCGACCCTGCGGCAGTCCTCGCCCAGCAGCCCCAACGCTTCTGGCGAATTGTGGAGGAAATATGAAGATCGTTGTCACCGGCTCCGCCGGCACCGTCGGCGCCCCCCTGGTCGCCGAGCTGCGTGAGCGCGGCCACGACGTCTGGGGCATCGAACTCCAGCACACCGGCCAGCCCCAAACAATCCGCGCCGACATCGCCGACTATCGGCAGCTGCGGGCCGCGTTCGACAAGGTCGGCGACTTTGACCTGGTGTACCACTTGGCCGCCGAGTTCGGGCGCATCAACGGCGAGGAGCACTACGAGCAGGTGTGGCGGACCAACGCCATCGGCACCCGCAACGTCCTAGAGCTTCAGCGTGAACGCGGCTTCCGGCACGTCTTCGCCTCCTCCTCCGAGGTTTACGGCGAGGCCGACGCCGAAGCCATCGACGAGCGCTACCTACTTGAGCACCCTCAGCCTCGCCTGACCAACGACTACGCGATCAGCAAGCGGGTCAATGAGGAGCAGATCCGCAACTTCGCTGACCGCTACGGCACCAAGACCATGACGCTGCGGTTCTTCAACGCCTACGGCCCCGGCGAGCGGTATCACGACTATCGCTCGGTCGTGTGCCTATTCGCCTACCGGCTCCTCACCGGCAAGCCCATCACCGTCTATGAGAACTACCACCGGGTGTTCATGTACGCCGGCGACTTCATTCCCACGCTCGCCAACGCCGTGGACGGATTCGCAGCCGGGGAAACCGTGAACGTCGGCGGCGACGAGTACGTCAGCGTCCAAGAGATGGCCGAGCAGCTGCTTGAGGTCACCGGAGCGCACCCGTCCCTGGTCAACCGGCTCCCGCTGGACAAGCACAACGTGACCAGCAAGAAGCCGGACATCTCTAAGGCCAAGGCCTTGCTGCATCACAACCCGCGCACCCGGCTCACCCAGGGCCTTCCCCTCACCGTCGACTGGATGCGGAAGCATTACGAAATCGGAGGCTGACCGTGGCAATCGCTAACGGCTACGCGACCCTCGCGCAAATCAAGTCCGCGCTGCGCATCGCCTCCGGCGACGCCACCGACGACGCCCTCCTTGAAATGGCTGTCGAGTCCGCCTCCCGCCTCATCGACGCCTACTGCGGCCGCAACTTCATCCTCGCCGGCACGGCAACCCGCTACTACAACACCGACAACCCCTACGTCGTCCAGATTGACGACGCCCGCTCCATCAGCGCCGTGGAAAGCTCCACCGGCCTTGACGGGGTCTACGACACCGCCTGGACCATCGGCACCGCCGGAGGCGAGGGCGACGCCCAGCCCGAGCCGATCAACGACTACCTCGGCGGCGTCGTCTGGCCCTACACCCGCATTCGGGCTATCGGCGACTACACGTTCCCGACAGGCGCCGAAAACTCCATCAAGGTCACGGCAGTCTTCGGCTGGCCCAACATCCCCGTCACCGTGACGCAGGCAACCATCTTGCAGTCCTCCAGAATCTTCACCCGACTACAGTCCCCGCTGGGCGTTGCCGGCTTCGGAGACATGGGCATCATGCGCGTCAGCCGCGGCCTAGACCCCGACGTCGCGCAGCTCATCGAGGGCTACCGCAAATTCACGGGCGTCGCATGACCGCGCTCACCGACCTACGCACCGGGCTCGCCACCAGGCTCGCCACCATCACCGGGCTTCGATCCTCGTCCTACATCCCCGACAACCCGCAGCCCCCCGTCGCCGTTGTCATGCCGGGCCGCATCACCTACGACACGGCCTTCGGCCGCGGCTCAGACGAATACGAATTCACCATCACCTTGATCGTCGGCCGCGTAGTCGACAGGTCATCACAAACCAACCTCGACGCCTACTGCGCATCCAGCGGCAGCGCGTCGGTGAAGGCGGCAATCGAAGGCGACCGCACCCTGGGCGGTAAAGCCTTGGACTGCCGAGTAACAGCAATGACTAGCCAAGGCTCTCTCGCCATTGGGGACGTCACCTACCACACGGCCGAGTTCTCGGTCACCGTCATTGCCGCCGGCTAAGGAGAATCAGGAATGGCAAAGTTCATCGGCAAGAATCTTCGGGTGAAGGTCGGCAGCACCGAACTCACCTCCAACATCGCAAGCGTCGAGGTCACCGAGACCGTCGACGAGATTGAGACCACCGCGTTTGGCCAGGCTGCCCGCAGCCGCATCGCCGGGCTCAAGGACGCCTCAGTCACCATCAGCTTCCACCAGGACTACGACGCATCCAGCGTCAACGCCACCCTCGGCAGCGTCTTCGGTGGCACCGCCAACGTGGTCGTCCTCGCGGGCACCAGCACAACTCAGGGCACCGCATCGGCCACCGCGCCCCTGTTCACCATCCCAGTCCTGTGCTCGCAGCAGACCCCGGTGAACGGCCAGGTCGGCGACCTCACCACGTTCGACGTGACGTGGCCCGCCGTCGGCGAGATCACCAAGTCCACCGCTGGCACCTTCGTCTAACAAGGAGATCACCTTGCGCATCAACTTCCAGATCACCTACGCCGACGGCACGGCGGCCGAGGCTACGGCCTCGGTCGCCGACCAGGTGGCCTTCGAACTCCAGCACGACCGCTCCATCGCCCGCCTAGGCGACGACTTCCGACTCACCGACGCCTGCTGGCTTGCCTGGCACGCCCTGAAGCGCACAAGCAAAATCAACACAGACTTTGAGGCGTGGCTTGAAGGCGTCGACGAGCTTGAGGTCGGGGAGTCCAAGATCGCCCCTTTGGGGGATACGACAACGCCCATTGGCTGATCGTCCATTTGGCCTACGAATTCGGCATCGCACCGTCGCAAGTGCTCGCCGAAACAGACCGGACGATTTTCACAATGTCGCGTTACCTGTCCTATCGCGCCAAGCAGATGGGCAACACCTAGCAGGAGGCAATTGTGGCGACTGCTCAGGTACAGATCTACGGCCTTGACAAACTCATGCGCGACTTGCGGGGCCTGGACAAAGAGGCCAACGACGAGCTGCGCACGGCAAGCAAAGAAATCGCCACCCGATTGATGGTGCCGGCGTACCAAGACGCGGCCGACCAGGCTGGACCGTGGGGCGCCGAGATCGCGGCCACCGTCAAAGCTGCCCGTGACCGCATCCCTTCGGTGTCAATTGGTTCGCGGGCTCGACGTTTCAGCGGTGGCGCGTCACCGACCACCGTGCGATTCCCGTCCAACTCCGGCTACCAAGGCCGCTCCGGTGCCCGAGGCACGATGCCGCGAGCGTTCGGCTCTGGCTACGGCTGGATGAAGAAGATGGGCGCCTACAAAGGTGACGCCCTTGGCGAGTGGCTGAGAGCAATTGACCGAGTCAAGAGAAAGTTTGAGGCGGGCTGATGGCGACAGCGGGTAGGACTCTCAAGGTCGCTCTAGTCGCCAACACCAAGAACTTCCGCCAAGGCATGATGTCGGCGGTACGCGACGCCAAGGGCTTCCAGGGCAAGATGGGCGCGGTTGCGACCAGTCTCCGCGGCACCCTAGGACCGGCGCTCCTTGCAGCGGCCGCCGCTGCCGGAGCGCTTGCAGTCAAACTCGGCGTTGACGGCGTCAAGGCCGCCATCGCCGATCAAAAGACTGTTGCCGTCCTTGCCAAGACTTTGGAGAATCTGGGCCAGGCCCACCGGCAAACTGGCGTTGAGGACTTCATCGCCAACATGGAGTCGGCGACAGGCGTCGCCGACGAGCAGCTGCGCCCAGCCCTCGGGCTGCTGCTCCAGGCCACCGGCGACGTGGACGAAGCCCAGCATCGGCTTGCTCAAGCGATGGACCTGTCCATCGGCACCGGCAACAGCCTTGACGGTGTAGTCCGTGCGCTTGCTCGCTCACTTGCCACGGGCAGCTCAGGCACGCTCTCACGCTACGGCGTCATGATCGACAAGAACACCATCGCCACCGAAGGGTTCGGGGCCGCGCTGGACCAGGCCGCCAGCAAGTTTGACGGCTTGGCAAATAGCGAAGCGCGCACGCTTGAAGGCCGTCTACGCATTCTTCAGACTGAGCTTGGCAACGTCCAAGAGGCATTTGGATACGGCATCGTAAACTCGATGTCGGAAGCCGGCGATAGTGCAGACGACCTCTCCGCCAAACTGCGAGAGTTGCGCGATGACGCCGAGAACCTAGGCGAGTCCGTCGGCAACGCCCTTGGCGACCTCATGGATTTGGTCAAGGGCATTATGAGTGTCCGTGACGCCGCTGGTGATCTTCTCAATAACTGGGGTGAAATCGGCGATGCAGTTGAGGCAACCGCCTACAAATTCACCAACCCGCTTGGCTACTTCACCGACCAGGTCAAGATTGCCGCGGCAAGCCTAACTGGCAACAATAAGGCGCTTGGCGAGGCGCTAGGCGCCACAACTCAGGCAGCTGAGACTGCGATACCAAGCATCGAAACCTTTGGCTACACGGCCGGCGAGGCCGCAAGCGAAGTCGAACAACTGGTTGAGCAGGTCAGTTACCTTGACGAATTCGTCAGCCGCACAACCGCCATCCTCAACTACGAAGCCGCCATCGACGACCTCCGCAAGAGCCTCAACGAAAACGGCAAGACTTTCGACTACAACACCAAGGCCGGACGCGAAAACAACAAGGCCTTGCTTGACTTCGTGCAGTCAACTGCCGCCGTCGCCGAATCCCAAGAAACCGCCTTCGGCAAAATCGCCTACACCCAAGACGCCCTAGGCAACCTCGCCAAGCAGTTCGAC